GGTAAGGGCACGATTAACAAGGTGCTGGTGTCGCTGCTTGGGCAGCACAACACTGTGGCACCAGAACTTGGAGAATTAGGTGATTCCTTTGGTCTTCAGCCTTGGCTTGGCAAGCTGTTGGCTTCTTTTACGGACGCACGTGCCCCTGATCGTAATAGGTCCGCTGTGGTTGGCCAGCTTCTTCGTATTGTGGGCGGTGACACGATTACCGTAAACCGCAAGAACAAAGAGGCGTGGAACGGCTATCTGCCAACACGCATCGTCATCTATTCCAATGAGGCGTTGCAGCTAACGGAAAACTCTAATGCGTTAACAGGGCGCATGATCGTGCTGAAGATGTCAAACAGCTTTTATGGCAAAGAGGACGCAGACTTGTCTTACAAGTTGGAGAGCGAGCTGGGCGGCATCTTCAACTGGGCGCTGGAAGGGCTGACACGCCGGATTGCGCGCGGTGGGTACTTCTTGCAGCCAAAAAGCGGCGAGGTGTATCTGGAACTTATGCAAGAGATTGGCAATGTGTTGGGCTCGTTTGCAGACGAAGCCTTGGAGTTTGACCCAACATCATACGTAACCAAAGATGATGTGTTCAGATGTTACAAGCACTGGGCCATCAAGAAGAATATACCAGTTGGCACGGATCTTGCTTTCAAGCGCCGCTTCTTAGCGTCCACGCAGGAGCATAAAATTAATGTGGATATTGTGCGTGAAAACGGCGAGCGTATCCACATCTACCGCGGTGTAAAACTCAACACCAAGGCCCAAAAATATATTGAATCGATCAGCAACTTTGAACAGGAGATTTTTTAATGTCAGAACAAGCACAACATGCGTACCGAATGTGGGAAAAGCGACACATTGTAAACATGCAGGTCCACACCAACGAGCAAATGTTCGTTATTGGTTTTGATTCAGCGCAGGAGTTTATTAAAGAACTGTCTGACCTGATTCTTGACATGGAAAAGGAAATGAAGCAGATGAACACCACCATTCAAAAGTTGAAAAAAGATGCCAAAAAAGTATAACTATTACGCGATCGATGCCGGGTTTTTCAATGTGCAGATTAAACTGTGTTTTGATAACAAGGAATTTCAAAAGGTATTGACTGACCATAACTTCAATTTTAAAATTGATGCGCTTGACATTGGCGTTGCGGAAACGCACTATGTGTCAGATGGGCGCGATGGGATTATTGTGATCGTGTTTGATCTTGAAGCATGCGGCACGGAACCAGCGTTGCTGGCCAACATTGTAGCGCATGAGGCTACGCACTGTGTGTGTCGTATCTTTGAACACATTGGTGAGGAGCCGGACGAGATTGGTGAAGAGTCCCGAGCATACTTGACAGGGCACATTGTCGAACAGCTAACGTTGGGTATTGTCATGGAGAAAGAGAAGAATGCTAGAAAAAGAAATCGAACAGCACTTAGTAAAAAAGGTCAAGGAAGCGGGGGGCCTAAGTTACAAGTGGATAGCAACGGTGACGGGGGTGCCGGACAGAATAGTGTTCCTGCACAAAAAGGTGTACCTAGTGGAGCTCAAGACCCTGTCGGGGGTGTTGTCGGCACGACAAAAAGTGGTGTTCAAGGATCTCGAAAGCCAAGGGTTTCCGGTGACTATTATTCGAAGTAAATCCGACGTGGAGAACTTCATTAGTGGCAGCCAACCCTAAGATGCAGCAAATTGCAAATATGTGTTCGGGTGCGAGAAAGAGAGCAAAGAAAAACAATTTGCCCTTCAATATCACCACCAAATATTTGCACACAATTGCGGGTGACGAGTGCCCGGTTTTTAGAACACCTTTAGTCTGGGGCCCTTCGGGCCTTGGCTTTGGGCGGTTTCTACCGGAGGGGCCGCAGCTTGACAGAATTGTACCGGAGCTAGGGTATGTGGTTGGCAACGTGGCGTTCATATCGCACCGAGCCAACCGCATCAAGGGTGAAGGGTCGATGGTTGAACATTACGCAATTGCGGATTGGATATGGGAACAAACACGTGCTAAAAAGAAACCAACTACACCGGTACCAGCTGGACATGATCGAGAAGGCGAAGGACACACCAGCGATGGGGTTGTTCATGGAGCCGGGGCTGGGCAAGACGGTGACTGCGCTGACGATCATAGCGGAACAATTCGAGGGCAAGACCCTCATCATAGCCCCTAAGCGGGTCGCGGAGAACGTATGGGACAAAGAACTAGCTGCGTGGCAGCACCTCTCAAAGCTCTCGTTGAGCAAAGTTTTAGGGACACCGAAGCAGCGGCTGTCCGCGCTCAAACAGCCCTCATCGATCTATGTTGTGAACTTAGAAAACTTAATCTGGTTGTTGGACGAGGGGATTACGTTCGACAATTTGGTGATCGACGAGAGCAGTCGATTCAAAGATCCCTCGACCAAGCGATTCAAAGCCTTAAAGAAACATTTGAAGTCATTCAAGCGCAAGCTGATATTGACGGGCACCCCGTCCCCGCAAGGTATTTCGGATTTATGGAGCCAAGTGGGTATCTTGGATCTGGGAAAAAGGTTAGAAACCTCATTGACCAAGTTTCGGGACCTGTACATGCTGCCGGACCAGATGAACCGCCACACGCGGGTGGTGTACAGTTGGAAGCCCAAGTCGGGCACTGTGGAGAAGATTCAAGAAAAGATTTCTGATATCTGTTTCAGCTTGCGCGCTGAGGACTATTTGCAGTTGCCAGAGTGCACCAAGCTCTATCATAGCCTTGCGTTGAGCAAAGAGGAGGCGAGCCAATACGAGACCCTTAAAAAGGATCTGGTGCTGGGTTTGAAAGAGTTTGAGATCACTGCACCTACGGCTGCGGTGTTGTCTGGCAAACTGTTGCAGTTCACCTCAGGCGCGATCTACACGGAGGATGGCAGCTGGGTTAGCACCAACAACGCCAAGATTGAATTCTTGGAATCGCTGTTGTCCGAATCGACAACACCCACGCTGATTTTTTACCACTTCAGGCATTCATTGGAGCGCATTCAGGCGGCCTTTCCCAACGCTGAAGTGCTGCACGACGGCAACATACAACCATGGCGCGAGGGCAAAGTGCCAATCATGCTGGCGCACCCGCAGTCTGGTGGTATTGGTTTGAACCTTCAGTGCAATGCCGGCGACTTGGCCCAGACTGTTTGGTTCGATTTGCCGTGGAGCTCAGAGAACTATGTGCAGGCCAATGCGCGTATCTATCGACAAGGCCAAACCAAACCCGTGATCATCCACCACCTGACTGTAGAAAAAAGTATTGACATTTACGCGGTTAAGGTATTGGAAGGCAAAATAAATATGCAAGAAGCATTATTAAACGCATTAAATTTGCATTAATATACACACCATGAAAACAACAATAATTCACAAAATAAACGCGGTCCGAACCAAACTGTCAGATGAGGAGATTGACCCCATTGAGCAGGATGAACCCGAATCGCACCCAGAAATCATTGCTGAAGGATGGGTGCCATGGGATCCCGAGGACCTTCTGGACATACAACGACTGATTGAGAACCGCATGCCAGAAAAGCAGCGGGTTGTGTTGGAGGCATTTTTGGAGGGCAAGACGCACAAAGACATAGATGTCTCTGAAAAATATTGGCGCTGGCATTTTGCCAAAGGCGTTGAGTTTATCAAAAAGGAATTAAGGGTATGATTTTTGTAATTGAATTTGAAGAAGAAGGGCAGCGTTTTTTGCACGTCAAGCGCGGGGAAGAGTTGAACACGGATCATTATGCGCGTGTGAATAAAATATTCTTTTGCGAAACAGAAGAAGAGGCCCAAATTGTTGTGTCGGAGTTTCGTAATTGGGACGAAGAATGACAGTCAGAAATATCAGTGAGATTGATTCGGTCAACCGACCGAAGCATTATACAGCGCATCCCAGTGGCATCGAGTGTATCCAAATCACTGAGCACATGGGGTTTAATCTTGGTAACGCAATCAAATATATTTGGCGGGCAGATTTAAAAAATGACGCCATTGAAGATTTGAGAAAAGCAAAATGGTATATTGATCGTGAACTACAGAAAAGGGTTAAAAATGTTACTTGAAATTGATGATGAATTTGTTGACAAAATTGTCCGACAAACATTAATTGAAGACTATTTGAAATTTAAAATAGACATTCAATCGGGGGATCTTCACCCCGAAGATGCGGAAATGTTTGCAAAATGGGCTGAAGCAATCGAAACACTGGGTGAATGGTATTTCGCAGATTTCGAAAAAGCTGTTTTAGATTTTTTAACAGGAGAGTAATATGGAAGACCAACTAGACGATAAAGTGGTGACGTTGCAGTACACAATCCGCAACATCAATGATCTGATCAACGCGATGAATACCCCCATGACGGTACCCGTTATGGCTTGGGCTAACTGGATCAATGACGTGCATTTGCAAGTTGGGCCACAGATCCAGAAGATTAACGAAGAATTGAAAGAACAAGATGAGCCAGCTGCTTAAAAACATGATGGTCAATTCCGGCATCCCAGCTGGCAGCACGTTGAACCCCAAACGCGCAGCCATGGCGGAAGCCCTGACCCGCACTTACCTGAACCAAGTGATGCCCGAAATCAAGGCCACCATCCAGCAAGTGGAGGCAATGAAAAACCCGCCCAAACAGGGCGACGCTGCAAAGTAATTTGCATTAATATAGATAGAGGGGATGATCCCCTCTATCCAATACGCATGAGGATTGGCACTCGGGCAAAGTACACGCCTTGGAGTCGAAGCGGCCAGTCTTCAGCCGTGTTGGTGAAGTGCGAGAGATGCTTCAAGTTGCATAAACTTAAGTAGCCCGTTCAACTCGGGCCACCAACAACCTACACGCATGAGGATTGGAGTGGGCTATCCCGAACCGTACCCTTTTAGGAAACTAGATAGGCGCACGAATGACAAAAGTCAGGGGTCTATCGGTTTGCAGTCCTCAGCCGTGTTGGTTCGCTAGGGCAATCTCTATTTGAGATGCAATCGCCGACTGTCTGGGTTGTCAGACCGACCAACAGCTAACACGCATGAGGATTGGCTCTGGGGATTCTTGGGGCGGGCCAACAGTCCTCAGCCGTGTTGGAAACGTCGGTATAAATTTACAACTACCGACATTTAAGTTCACAATTATCCATAATAGGTTTACAATCATGGCAACAAAACCCGGACTTTACGCAAATCTCCACGCTAAGCAAGAGCGCATCAAGCACGGCTCTGGTGAGAAAATGCGTGCTCCCGGCACCAAAGGTGCGCCCTCAGCCAAAGATTTCAAAGAGTCTGCAAAGACCGCGAAGAAGAAAAAATAATGTCCACTAAACACGATTTTAAGTTTACCCCCAAGCACGCCGAGATAGTTATTGAGCTTGGCAAACAAGGTGCGTCCCAAAAGACCATGTATGCCAATTTGGGTATCAGCCGCGGTGTGGCGGCACGATTAAAGAAAGAAGACCCCGCCTTCGCTGAAGCCATGGATATGGCCACAGTGCACGGTCAGGCATACTGGGAGACCCAGATCCTTGCCAACGTGGAGAATAAGGCATTCAACAGCCGTTTGGCGGAGATCGCCTTGCGGGGACAATATCCCGACGATTACAGGGAGACACGCGACCAGAAGGTTGACCTTAAAGCCGAAGTTACCGTCGATTTTGCTGGCGCTGTGGGCGACTTAATTAAACAACTTAAAGGCGCAGGCTAACCGCCCTAGCCCCCTTAAAATAAACACAAAATAAAGGCCCTTCGGGGCCTTTTTTATTTGCATTAATATATTTACCGATAAATTCTAAAAAGGTAAAAATGACAGCACATGCCCTTCTTTCGGCCTCCGGATCAAAACGGTGGCTATCCTGTACTCCCAGCGCGCGGCTTGAGGCCACGCTCCCCGAACAAAAACGTGGGACCGCCCCCGGTGGGTTCGACTTTTCGCAGGAGGGCACCATGGCGCACTCTCTTGCTGAAATCAAATTGCGCCACCAATTTGGACAAATTGATTATGAGGAATACGAACGTGAATACAACATCATCAAAGCCACACCCTATTACAATGACGATTTCGAGGCTAACGTCGATAATTACGTTCTTTATGTCCGTAGCCAAATTGGCGAAGGCGATACCCCGCTATTTGAGCAACGCGTGGATTTCAGCGACTGGGTACCTGACGGTTTTGGTACTGCGGACGTCGTCATACTTTCAAAACAAGCCATCCGTGTTATCGACCTTAAGTTCGGAAAAGGGATCCCGGTATCAGCCATTGATAACCCCCAGCTTCGACTCTACGCCCTCGGAGCTTGGGCAAAGTTCAAAGCTGAGTTCCCAGACATCAAAGAAGTCAGCTACACCATCCACCAGCCCCGACTTGACAGTATCAGCACCGACGGAACCAGCCTTCACAAACTCCTCGACTGGGCCGAGTACTATGTCAAGCCAAAAGCGAAAAAGGCGTGGAGCGGCGCAGGCGACTTCCTCCCCGGCGAATGGTGCCAATTCTGTAGAGCAAAAGCGCAATGCCGAGCTCGCAGCGATTTCAACACAGAGCTTGCCAAACTCGAATTCAAAGCGCCAGCACTCCTCTCGGAAGAAGAGTTCTCCAGCGTCCTCGACAAAGCCAAAGGATTGAAAACTTGGGCCAATGACGTTGAAGCATACGCTGTCACTCGTGCGGTTGAGCAAAAGATCATCCCAGCTGGTTACAAGCTGGGCACCACGGTGACACACCGCAAGATCACCGACCACGAAATGGCGGCCACGGTGCTCAAAGAAAAGGGCCTTGATGTTGGCGCGCTGTGGGAGGCACCTAAGCTGAAGTCTTTGTCTTCATTGGAGAAGCTGGCACCCAAGGGGCAAGTGGTCCAGTGGTTAGGCAGTTTGGTTGTACGCCCAGAAGGCGAGCCCAAGCTGGTGAAGAACAAAGAAACCGTGACGGAGGATTTCAAATGAGTGCATGGTTGATCGCGTTTATTGGTGTGGTATACTTCTACATCGGTTGTGAGCTGTTGTTCAAAGGCAACGTTGGTATGGCAATTAGCTTCTTTGGCTATTCGCTGGGCAACGTGGGTCTTTACATGGTTACCAAAGCCGGGGTAGAATGTGTATCTTGATGCAGAAACGCTTACGATAGGCATTCCTGAAGAGCTGGTACGAAAGTATTTAAAAGACTTTGAGAAGCTGCCACACAGCGGTCGGCGTGATGAGATTCTTGCACTGAGGGCGAGCATTGGGCGCGTGACGGAAATGTTGTGGACGCACCCAGAGGTGGCGCAAAATGTCGAGTATAATAAAGACTTACAAAGGGTGCTGGCGATGCGAGAAGCGATGCGTTCTTTGGGAATTT